TCAAATGTACATGACAAATCTGCATCACAACTTATATCATACTTTCGATCACATAGAAAATTTCTTAGTTTTTCTATTGACTCAAAAGTTCCTTGATGTCTTTGTTGATCGTCGTACAGATGATATTTCATTTTTTTAAATACCCATATAAAACACGAAACCATTCATAGGTTGATCTAATACCTTCTTCCAAACCAATTTTTGGTTCCCAACCTAATGATTTTATCTTATCTACATTTAGTACTTTTCGTGGTGTACCATTTGGTTTAGATGTATCCCACTCTATTTTTTTATTACCGACAACTTTAGCAACAGTTTCAGCAAGTTCTTTAATAGAAACATCTTCTCCTGTTCCTATATTAATATGTTCTTCTTCATCATACTTTTGCATACAAACATAACATGCTTCAGCAAGATCGTCTACATGTAAAAATTCTCTCATTGCAGATCCATCTCCCCATAGTGTAACTTTTTCATCTGCTTGATAAAACTTTCTAATCATTGCGGGTAAAACATGAGAGTTTTCTAAATCAAAATTATCATTAATACCATATAAGTTAGTGGGCATTAGAGATATTGCATTAAATCCATATTGTTGTCTATATGCTTGGCACATTCTCATACCTGCAATCTTTGCTATTGCATATGCACTATTAGATTCCTCAAGAGGACTTGTCATTAGTTGATCTTCTGTAATTGGAATATTAGGAAACTTAGGATAGATGCATGATGATCCTAAAAATATAAGTTTCTTTGCTCCTCCTTTATATGCATTATGTATAATATTATTTTGTATTCTTAAATTTTCATATATGAAATCTGCAGGATGATTTTTATTACCCATAATACCACCAACCTTGGCAGCTGCATTGAAGACATACTCAGGTTGTTCCATCATAAAGAAACAATAAACATCATTCTCTTTTGTTAGATCGAGTTGACTACGATTTAACGTAATAATATTATTATATCCCTTAGATTCAAGGTTACGAACAATTGCAGAACCAACTAATCCTTTATGTCCTGCAACAAAGATTTTAGAATTACTGTCCATAGATGCACATGTCCTCAACTAATTGTTTGAATGTTGTTGTAGGTTCCCAACCTAACTTTTCTTTTGCTTTTGTAGGATCTCCAAGAAGAGATTCTACTTCAGCAGGTCTAAAATATCTTTTATCAACTTTAATAACAGGTCTCTTTGTATTCCAATCATAACCAACCTCATCTAAACCTTCTCCCATCCACTCTAACTTCAAACCAAATATTGGTGCTGCTTCATCTACAAATTCACGAACTGAATGTTGTTCTCCAGTTGCGATTACATAATCATCAGGTTCATCTTGTTGAAGCATAAGATACATTGCTTCTACAAAGTCTTTTGCATGACCCCAATCTCTTTTAGCATTAAGATTACCAAGATAAAGACAATCTTGAAGTCCAACAGATATTCTTGAAAGACCTTGTGTTATCTTACGAGTAACAAAAGTTTCTCCTCTGCGTGGAGATTCATGATTAAAAAGAATTCCAGAACTGCAATGCATATTATATGCTTCACGATAATTCTTTATAATCCAGTATCCATATAACTTAGCAACTCCGTATGGAGATCTTGGATAAAAAGGTGTTGTCTCTGTTTGAGGATTTGCTTGCACTAAACCATATAGTTCTGATGTAGATGCTTGGTATATTCTTGTCTTTTTCTCCATACCAAGAAGACGAACTGCTTCTAATATACGAAGAGTACCAAGACCATCAACCTGTCCTGTATATTCTGGTAATTCAAAAGAAACTTTTACATGACTTTGAGCACCAAGATTATAGATCTCATCTGGTTGAACCTTCTGAATAACACTAATCATATTAGTAGCATCAGTTAGATCTCCATAATGAAGATGTATATCTTCATAGATCTTATCTATTCTATGAGTATTAATCAAAGAGGAACGACGAACTATACCATGAACTTCATATTTTAATTCTAAAAGAAGTTCGGCAAGGTATGATCCGTCTTGTCCTGTAATACCTGTAATTAAAGCAACTTTAGACATCGTGTACGTAACAAGGCACTCCTGCAGGATCTAACCATTTTGTATATTCAAAATCTTCAATCGCAGTTTTGAACTGCATAAAATTATCGCAGAGATACATGTCCTTGTATCCATTGTGGTTGTTCCACTTTTGAATGCGATAGTCTGGTTGTCCATTCTCCAAGAGATCAGGCATTTTTACATACCTGTATGGATCATTCTGGCATAATACATCAATCATAGTTTTAAGTCCTCTATGATACATTCTATCACAGCATTATAGTCTGCGTCAGGGTCTTCCCCCGATAAATCAATATATTGTAATCCTTCGTAATATCTTCTTACTTTCTTATATAATTTCGGATGTTTTACATCCAAGAATATTTCTTTGTTTGCTGCAGCACGGAGAGTGCTTATATCTTTTTTAAATTTAGTTGTGAGAGTCATTGCTCTATAACAGTTTACATTCTGATTATAGACCAAGATCTAATATTTGTCAATAGTAACTTACTGATGATTTAGTAACGGGATTCAAATATAAATTTCCAGAAACAGTAATTCTGTAATCATCGCTTGTATAAAAGGGATATACGCAATGCTGTGTTATAGAAGGGAATAATATAATAACTTGTTCCCACTCTTTATCTGCCTCTATAACATGAGGTACGAATTCACCTAAACCATTACCACAATAAAAAGCAAAGCAACCAGGAAATTTCTGATTTTTATTTTGAGTTCTTGGAGAATCAAATTCTTTTTTGAGATCATAAGGAATTTTAACAAATATATTAAAACTATACAAACCACTATGATTATGAATTGGATTAAATTCATGCTTTTTCATAAAATTAACCCAACAATTTCTAAGTCTAAGATCAAAGGACGTACCCTCATCTAAAGACATAGTTTGATTTCCCATGTTCTGAGTATATTTAAATTTATTTTCGTATATACTTGCTAAACCACGTAGATAAGTTTCTACTTTATACATATTGATTTGATTTTTAAAATTCATCAAATATTCTTCTTCTATGTTCCCAACCAACGTTTTATTATGTGCAATCTTTGTTTCTGCAGCAATATCTATTTCATCTAAAATAATCTGGTATACATCATCAGGTATTTTCTCATCAACATATCCAAGATTATTAGTAAACTCATGTATTTTATAATTATTGTTCAAAGAAGTATAGCTCCAATAACGAATCCTTTTGCAAATGCTATGCAAAGCATTTGATAATCAGTTAAATTAAATTTTTCTTGAAATCTCTTTGCAAGATTTCTATCCCAAGCAACGACTTTATCAAAGTACTTTTGTGTGATATCTGGTAATCCCATTCTATCTCCTTAGTTGTGTGGATTAAAAAATCTAAGTATAAAATATATTGTTATAGTAATTATAACACATAACGAAAGGAATACAATCATTTTAATAATTTAGGTATTTTGTTTAAACCTGCTTGAACTAAATCATTTTCTACAATGACTTTTGTTTTATTTGCAATGTCATCTAATATATTAACATCAATATTCATAAATGGTGGAATGATTCCTAAAATTCTTAACAATCCGTCAATAAATAATGCCAAGGTAGTAAACCCTAGTATCATACTGATGACAGTTGCATCACGATTATGCTTACGCATCGACTCTTCATCAATTCGTCTTGCTTCTGCAACTGCTTCTTTGATGAGATCATCTACTTCTTTTTTAGTATAGAAACCTCCTATCCAAGGTTGAGTAGGAACCTCTTCGTTGCTTTTTATTTTTGAAAAAGATACATCCGATAATGGGAAATTACGGACAAGTTGTTGTAAGTTAGACATAAAGTTAGTATAGTATTGTTACTGTCTTGTGTCAATAGTATTTACCATGCTATAATATCAAGAAAAGTGTTTAGTGTTATTTGATACCAATTATGTTAGTAAAAGATAAAAAAAGGATAGAATTTGAAAGATTGTTAAGGAAACTTGGTTATAGAGATAGAAGTCCTGTTTTCTCACAAGAAGAAAAAAGAATTAAAGAAAAACAATATATGTGCTCTACTGGAGCAATCATGATTTCTACATTCATTATACTATACAAAACAAAAAAGAGTTACCTATGGTTAGAATTTCTAGATAATTATGAAGAAGATGATTTAGAAGATATCATTTCAGAACTAGCAGAAAGAATTAAGTATAAAGAAAAAACAAGACTTGCAGAAGTTGGATATGAAGCAAAGTACACTCAACAACCAAATCAATTTACTTTAAAAGAAAGAAAGAAAATACTTCTTGATTTTATGAAAATGACATACACTCATCTTGCAGAGGGTATGGCAGAACTATCTCCACAACCAGGCGATGTTCTTGTAGCAAAACCACATGGTCCAAAGATAGATGAAGGGTTTACAGAATCATCTTTAGTTATTGGACAAAGACAAAGAGCAATGGTTGCTAAGAGACTTGGTTTTGGTAATCTACAAGATGATGATTTTCAATATGCTCGTTATGATGAGAACTGTATACTACGTCCTATCTAAAAGATCTATCTTCAAAGTCTAGTTTACGAACTTTACGTTTGTTTCTCTTTTCTTGCCATTCTAATTCGGATTCTGTGAGACTATTTCTAGTATCAATATCAACAGGGTTATAAGTATTCAACATTATAACCTTTGCCATATCAACGGCAGATATTACATTTCCTTTTATAGTAGTCATATTTGAACATCCACAACATACAGACTTTCCTGCACAAGCTTTAATTTCTTTACCACAACTACGACATCTTACTCTAATCGGTTCCATCTTCAACATTCTAACCTTTGCTTCATTCACTTGTTTTTATTATATATCTACTTTAATTATGGTAGTTCTACTTGTCTGCACACCAAATACTCTCTGGCAGTTTTACATGAGAATGCTTTATCTCTGTTGAGTCTTGCCAATAAAACTGTAATTGAGATAAGTTG